CTTTGTCATATCTGCAGCGGATCCCTGCACCAATCTGTTTAAAGCTTTATAAGTAAAAGCAGGGGTAAAGTAATTAATAAAATATTGCTTTCTCTCTTCATCTGTTAGTTCTTCATACTTACCTACACCACCATCAGCTTTTGATTTAGATTTTGCATTAAATTGTAATTTAAATTTAGACCAAGCTTCTTCTTTTGACATTAGTTTAGGAGTAACCCAATCTCCTTTGTATTTGATCTTATCAGTTTTTTTATCTATTTCTTCTTCTGCTTCAGGGTCCCACTCCTCAAACTTACGTAGTTTGTTGTTCCATCTTTTATTTACACTTTCATATTTATCAAATCTACAAAACCTATCCTCAAGAGTAAAAATTAATTTATTCTTTGTAGCAAATTGCATTAAACCATCTGATAGTTGTTTAACAAAAGGGACTTTACTATGGTAAGTATCAAATAATTTTTTAGCTTGATCTTTATCTAAATTTAATTCAGCTTGTAATTTACCTTTTCCCATACCGTAGAATAATCCAAGATTAATTGTTTTAGCTTGCTTCCTAGATATCTTAGCCATATCGGCTACTATTTGGTGAAAGTCTGCTTTAGAATTATTAAATTGTTTTTTTAATTCTTCGCCTTCTTTAGAGATGCCTACGTCTCTAAATTTTTTCTTACCAGTTTCTTCATCAACATATTCTTTTAATTCTCTTAATATCTTCTTTATTGCATAGTGCACCACAATCCTTGGTTCCTGTTGTGAATAATCAAAACTTCCCCAATCACATCCTTCTTCAGGTATGAATAACTCTCTCATCTTCTTACCTATATATCCTTTTGATGGTATCTGTTGTAGGTTTGGATTACTCATTGAAAATCTTCCTGTAACTGTTCCTCCTTGATCAGATCTTATTTGATTTATATCTGCGTGAATTCTTCCTTTATAAACATAACCTTTTAACCCTTCTATGAAAGTATTTACAGCCTTGTCCGCTTCTCTTGCTTTAGATATAAATCTTAAAAACCTATTCTCGTGTGTTTTTAAAAAATCTTTTGGGAGTTTAGGCATCTTAGATTTTGGAGTTTTATCGTAGTTAGTTATTTTTTGATTATCTAATAATTGTTTTATAGAAGTTGCTGCCCATAATTGAAGGCTTAAACCTGTGTGTTTTTTTATTATGTTTAAAAGATTGTCTCTTCTAAATTTTAACTTTTTGCCAAGTTGCTCAAGTTTTGGGGTATCTATTCTAACCCCTTTAAATTTCATTTCAACTAAACACGGAAATAATCTTGTTTCTAGTTCAAATATATTTCTACAAGTATACGCTTTACCATTCTCAGGTTTTATGTATAATACTTCATCTAATTTTTTATCAAATAATTCCCATAACTTTAAAGTTAAATTAACATCTTGTTTAGCATATTCTTTTACTACTTTAGAAGGTAGTTTGTGCATGTTGGACATAGGGTCTCTTTGCATACCACCAGACCATTTAAGAGTTTTTTCTTGTAAATCGTATTTATATTTACTGTCATCAAGGTAATCTTTAGATAGAGCATCTAATGAATACTTAAACCTATTTTCATCAATTACAGATGCAGCTACCATTGTATCTACAATACGACCTTTAAGTTTCTTTCCTGTTACTGCTTGAAGCCAGCAAACATCATATATAGCATTATGAAATACTTTTGTAATTTTATCGTTTTGCAAAAGTATTTTATTCATCTCATCCCAAAACTCTTTTAGTTCTTCTCCTTTTAAAAGAGTATCAGAATGATGTATTGGAAAGTATACAGTATCTTTTCCTGTTGCAACAGCAACACCAGTTATAAAACCATCTTTTCTAATTGCACCCAAACCTTTTGTCTTCAGGTTAGGATCATAAGTTTCTATATCAATAGCTACAGTATTTACGTTTTGTAAATCTAAATCTTTTGGTGTATTACACATTATTTATACCCCATGTGTTTGCTTTTTCTTTCGGTAAATTTTCTTTTTCCTTCGGTTTCTCAGGATAGTCTCTATCAATAGCCATATCTATGTAATGTTTAGCTTTCAATAAATCTTCTTTCTGATTTTTTTGTTTGTGGCGACACAAATATTTTATAGCGTTTCCTTCAGCGAAAGGCAAATTATTTTTATTTATAAACTCTGAAGGTTGAATCACCATACTTCGATAGTGATTTCCTCCTACCTGCTTTTTATATATATCGCTCATTTTTTTATATCTCCTTTTAAAGTTCTAAAATATTTCTTCTGTTATTTTGTATACCTGCTAAAGAATAAGTACCAGAAGATCCTATAGTCCAACAATCTATTCTCCCTCTACTATAAGCAACATAAGCTAGTCTTGTTGCTTCAAAGCCTTTAGTTTCTGGATAGTATGTAGATAAATCTACTATTATATTATCAAAAGTTAATCCTTTTACTTTGTGTATTGTATCGTGTTGAACTCTTGGTTTTTTAGTCGTGTCCATACCATTATTTAAAACTTTATTAATGTAAGGTATTTTTGCAATTAATTTTTCATTTTTAGATAATGCTTCATAATTTAAAAGTTGAGAGAGTCTTTCGAATTCTTTTACTTCTGGTTTTAAATAACCTGCATCTATAAGTTCTTGAACATTATACTCTCTATCAATTAAAGGTTTAAGTTTATCAACATCACCTAAACCATTAATTTTTACCTTTGAACCCATTAACTTCCAATATTCTTTTATTTGTTGTTTAGAAACTTTATTATTCATAAAAGTTTTCCAATTTTTAAAACAACTAAAATGTTCTCTAGATACATGAGCACTGCCTGATACCATTTTATAATCTATTCCATTATCTTGAAGAAATGTATTTACAGATTTATGAGTAGGGTTGCCTCTGTATGTAAATAAAAATGTTTCGTCTGTGTTTAAAATTTTATTAATTAAAACATTTTTTGCCTTACACCCTTGATCCAATCCAGGTATATAATATGATTTTCCAACAACATCGGTTGGAGTCCAAGTTCTTTCTGAAAGTCTACCCTTTTTTTCCCAGACAGGTTTTATAATATTTCTACATACCTTGTTAATGGTTTGACCACATCTTAAACCCTCTGTAAGTTCGTTAGCTTTTGCTTCTTCTGTGTTAGCTAATTGATAGAAATACTCAGGATCTGACCCTGCATATTCGTGAATAGTTTGATCTGCATCACCTATAAAAATAAATTCTTTTGCGTGTGTAGCCGCTATTTGTAAAGCATTTATTTGAGGTTTACTGCAGTCTTGAGCTTCATCTACTATTAAAACATCTATGTCAGTAGGTATTTCTGCTTTAAATCTAAAATTATCTATCATGTCTACAAAAGATATTCTTTTATGTTCTTCATTGTTTCTGTATTCATCATATTTTTCTTTTAACTTTAAAAGTCCACCTGGTCCTTGAAGACGGTAGTTTTGATAACGAGATCTATCACAAAGAGCCCAAAATTTTTCGAGTTCTTCTTCAGAAGTTAAGTCATAACCCTTACCATGAGCGTGAGAAATAAATTCATAAAGAGGATGTTTATCCCAAGGAGTATTTTTTTTTACAATATTCATTCCTGAATTATCTTTACAAAAAGCCTTGTGATCTTCGTGCTCATATTTTTTTATATTTAAATATTCTCCTTTAAAATAAGAGTGAATTGTACAGATTTGATCTTGTAAATTTGTATCTGGTATATGCGCTATTTCTGGTATATCTGGTAGACCTGTTTCTTTATTTACCTTTTTTACAGCTTTTACAATTTCATCAGCTGCCGTATTTGTGTGAGATAAAATTACAATTCTATCCCAAGGATATTGTTTTAAAAAACCAGCATATTTGTTTTTTAACCATTTGTGAGTTTTACCTGTACCAGGAGGACCTGGAATAAAATTTGGAATCTTTAAACTATTCATCACCTGCACTGTCTCCAATATAAACAGATTCTCCTTCCCATATTAATTTATTATCTTCTATTTTTTCTCCATTTATTACCCAAGCAACACAAGATTTCTTTTTGTATTTACCTTTATCTCTTTTACCATTTAAAATAGTTTGAACTTTGTGAACAAGATCTTGTCTTTTTAAATTAACTCTATTTTTTATTAATTCTTTTTCAAAATTGTTTAAATCAAATTCTATTCGTTTTTCTTTTTGATTATAATAGGGTAATTTATAAACAGCTAACTGTT